CGCACGATCACGAGTGTCATAATTATCCTTAGACTGAGCTTCAACTCCAAGTTGGCGAGGGGACACAAGCCAAACAAGGAAAATAGCCAAAAGGGAGAGAACTCCAATAATAAGACCAATAACGGTAACGCGGATTCCTTGAGGTGTAGAAAACCAATCAAAGAATGCATACCAAGCTCTCCATAAAGAAACAGTGAACTCACAACTATCACGAGAAGGATGCATGTCGTTGCCTTCATCATCAGGGTGAAACGATAAATTAGGAACAACTGAGCTAAGACAACGAAGGAACCGACGCTGATGTTCATCAGTCAAATCATCAAAATAGACAATAATAGGAATCTCAGATGCGACAAAATCATCATTACGATTAGTTCGATACAGAAGACGATGAACTTCAGCAGTAAGATAACCACCAGCACGAATTTGTTCCATTGTCATGAACTCAAATGGACTGGTCTCGAACATAAGTCCACATGCTTCATGATAACCATGATAATCGTACACATGGGGATCATCCTGATATGCACCATCACACCAATCCTGCGAAAAGAATGCCGAGGCATCTTGATACCTCTGGAAAGCATTACAAAAAGCAGTAATGGTAGCCTGACGAATAGTCGAAGCTTGTTCTACACGTGAATGCCCATGATACTGGTAACACAAGGATGAAATCAAACACTTATAATGACGAATACAAAAACTCCAGTTTTGTTGTACCCAATCATACAAGCCAGGAAGAACAGGAAAACATCCTGTAAGCCACAATGTCTCATTGGGGGATAAGATGTCCTGCTGCAACGTACGATTGTGAGCATACCGAAGTGCTTGTTGGGACATAGACTCAGTAGCAATCCAAGGATTAACAGGTTTATTTGCCTTAACCCACGCTTTCATAACCTGAGTAGGCCGAAGAGAATCAAGATTAATATTTTGAGCGCGGGAGACATAAGCACCTTGAGCAAGTGCATTAACAGAAGAGGTCGAAAGAGAAAATCTTGGTTGCATACAACTAGAATAATCCAAAGAGGCATATGCTTCATGGCATTGCTTTGCAGATAATTCACGTTGTTTAAGTTTCTTAACCGTAAGATTAACTAATTGTTGAAATGTAAGTTCGGCAGACCGCTTACCATCAGGTGTTATAACATCAAACTTCCAACCTTCAAAATCATCTGGAAAACTCCAAGCATCGGTCTTGGTGGAAAACTTCTGTCCAGTCTTTGTAGACAACTGAACAAGGAGACCTATACGACGGTAAAGAGCTTCTTGATCATTGATTCCAAGAGCACGAGGTAAAGCCAACTCATTAGTAGATGTAATAACAAACTTGGACTCAAAAGAAACAAATCC